TTATGGTCAAACCAAGCTCTAGTTAATGCTAGTCGTGTTGCTTGTATTCCATCTTGAAGTGACAAACTTGGCACAATTTTTAAAGATTTTAACGCAATTTTGTCTGAAAGTTGCTCAATTATGGACTTATTTGACGCAAGTGTCTTTGCTCTCGCATCGTGAGGTAAGTAGTGTGTGCCATACACATAGCCTCTTTCTTTCTCTCTTGATTGAATAATGCCAGCATAGAAAGCTACTGGCTGACCATTAGATGAATGGTAGTCAAGCATACGAATTTCGCCATGCACCACTTGAAACCACCAAATAGCGGTGTCGTCTGAATAACCCAAGTCCCATGCGGTATGCACAGGAAACATAGGGTCGTATTCAATTTCTCTTATGCGCCCTTGGTCGGTAAGCTGACGCATCTCTTTGCCGTAGTAAGCGCCAATAATGGCAGACTCAAAGTCACATTCCCACTCAGCTAAGTATTGGTCTTGAGTTTGCATCTTCCTAGCGTCATCTAATTCTTCTTGCGGAATTAAGCCAGTTTGACTAGCTCTTAGCGTTTTTACATACCAAGTATTGTCTTTGGTAGCGTTGTTATATATTTCCCAGAATTGGTTGTGTCCTTTGGGTGTCCCAATGAATGTAGCCCAACCCCTACGGTCTGATAATAACGGCCTTAAAACTGCACCCCAGAGGGATGGTTTCATATCTGCAAACTCGTCTAACACTACGCCATCAAGATACAAACCACGCAAACTGTCAGCGTTATCAGCACCAAACAAACGAATTCTTGCCCCATTTATTAACTCCACCCATAGTTCTGAAACATTGTGATTAGCTCTTACAGGCTCTGAAAAGCGCATTAAGTAGTCAAAGGCAATAGACTTAGCCTGGGCATAATATGGCGCTAAATACGCATATCTACCATCCTCTTTGCCATCAACTAAAGCCTTGTATATGAGGTCATTAATGCAGGCAACAGTCTTGCCGCAGCGTCTATGAGCAACAATGACTGCCCAACGCTCTTGGCGCTCATGAAAGTCTAGGAATACATCTCTTGGACAATAGTCCAATTCAACATCTAGGATTTCTTCCAAGACACCACCATGCGTTGAGGGGCTTTAGCATCGCCAACGACTTCAGTTCTGGCTAACTTAGGCACAGAGTATTCAACTAGGTTTTGCACTATTTCGCAGGCTTTAGCAGGATTAGGTTGGACAATCCACTTTCCAGCTAAATCGTCATAGATGCCATCTGCGGTGCTCTGAATCCACGATTGAATAAATGGTAGGTTACTATCAAGAATAGCTTTGACAGCCTCACGAGCCTCTTGAGTGGCTTTATTAGGCACTCCTGCTTTGCGACCACCTGTCTTTTTTCTACTTTCGTCTACTTTATTATCCATACATTCTCAAGTAATTGATTTGTAAGGGGTTTATTCTAACACTTTATTAACTTGTTGTTCAATGAATTCTTTGCGGCTTAAAGGCTTACTATTTTCTTCTAGTATCTTTACTGTAGATGGGTCAAATACTACAAAGTTACTTGTCTGATTTTGGTCAAAGTATTTTTGTGCATCACTCAAATTATCAAATTGTTTTGATTCTTTACCGCCACCAGGCCATTTACCAATTACATATTTGCCACTTGTGCTTTCTTCAGGCGTAAGCATACGCCAGCCTCTACTGCCTTCATCTTGATACTTTATTCCTGTAATACCTTGATTTAATAACCATTTTGAAGCGTCAGCTTCAGGTGTTTTAGAACCATTCCTACGCATTTCAAATACTATTTCTTTGTAAAGATGTTCTCCTGATGTGCCAGTAGCGCCATTGCCAAACTGTTCTAATGTGGCGGCAGAAATACGCTTACGCAAATCTTCGGGAACTTTTTCATCCCAGTTAAGCATTTTAGGTATGTCTTTATCAGGTATATCAACTTTGTATAAGTTACCTTTTTCTGTAGCCTGTATTGCTAAATTTATATCTTTGTCTGTAACTGATTTATAAGCCTTTTTCATTTCGGCAGGAATTGCGTTTAATGAAGTACCAACTTCTCTAAAAGATTCAACAGCATGAATAAATGCTGGGTCTGATGGCATTTCTCCTAATTCTGTTCTTCCTGACAATGCTTTTCTATATGTTTCACCAGTTTCTTTGGCTTGACCAAAATACATACCATGTCCATAAGATTGGTTGCCTTCGCCAGTTCCTACTTTGTTTATGTCAAATTGACCTTTAATGGTATGTGGAGTGCCATGATAAGCCTCTAAAGGTATCATTCCACCGCTTTTAACCATGTAGTTTTCAAGGGCGTTGTATGCTTTTGGGGCACTTGCTTTAAGTGCAGCTACATAACCAGGCACAGCCATAGCACCAATGCCTACAGCTTCACCTATGTTTTTACCTTGTTCGTATGCAGAATAATTTGGGTCTGTAATAGGGTTTTTAGGTTGCATAGAGTCTGCACCTGTAGCACCTTCTAAAAATCCTGTGGCATATCCTGCTTGTCTTGGCTTATTAAGCCCTACTTGCATCTGTGGATAACCTGTATAAGCCTGTTGTCCGTCATTTAAGCGGAGAAATTCAGCTAATTTGTCTGTCCACGCCATAATTAACCAACGATGTCAGGGTCGTGGTATTTGTTCATGGCCTTTGACAATGCTTCCTTGCGTTTCATACGCTCATTAGCCTTCTTATTCAGAATGCCACTATCGTCTAATTCCAATGGAGGATTGTGCTCTTGGCGCTTTTTTTGCTGTTTTTCAAGCGTAGACTCTTTATGAGGTCTGAGCATTGCATCTTCTGGCGGGTAGCTTCTTGTCATGTGTTTCATTACATATCCTTCATTTTTTCGGTAATGACTTGTTTTCTTGTTTTTGCGGACTCTTTAAATGCTTCTGCTGTTGGCGCACCTTTTGAGCCAGGCTTACGCATCTTTTCGCCAGAACCATGAGCAATACGCTCTTGCTTTTTATGAATATTGTAGTAAAGACCTTGTTTAGCCACAATGCCACCTCGCTCTAGCTGCTTTTCCTCGTTCCCCATTCCAATGTTGGCTTCTGGCGCAAAAGCTATCATGCCTACTGCCGCTTGCTTGGGGTGCTTGTAAATTACTTCCGTTCTTTGCGTTATAAGCTGCTCTGCCTTTTGCCGTCATTCCTGCGCCTTCTTTGGCTGGCAAATAGTTCTTACCTTTGCCAACTGTGGTCTTTGGAATGGGTTTATCGTGCTTTTCTACTGCGGCACGAATGGCATCTCTACGGCTCATTATTGGGCAATGTATTTAGCGTAGGATTCTTCTAATTTAGCCTTGCGCTTACCTTTAGCATGGGCACGCTCTTCTGAAAGGGCTATTGCCAAGGCTTGTTTCTTTGGCTTTCCTGCGGCAACTTCTGTCTTGTAGTTTTTGCCCACCGATTGTGCACTACCGCTTTTGTCCATTGGCATGATAATTCCTTACTTGAGGTATTTGAGTTTATAGATGGTGGAGTCAATTAATTGCTGAATTTCGGCAACAATGTTGATTAACTCTTGTTTTTGCGGCAAATCTGAATTAGCTTCGGCTACAAAATTCTTCAATGATTCCAAGTATTTAAGTGGTTCTTTGGGCTGGTGATAGACGCTTGGAAAGTCTTTGACTTGCTCATAGCAGCCCATATAGGCTTCTACATAGTCATCTACCAACTCTACTATTTCATCATAGTATTTGCCCAAAGCCTTATGCTGTGAGTAAGAATTTGTTGCCCAATGAAAGAAATGGGTATTTGTAGCACTATGCAAAAGAGTAGCAGCAAACATAGCGACATTTTGGGTTTCATTCATGGGACACCTTTAAAGTTCATATAATTTTAGCACTTCTATTGCTTCTTGCACAGAATTTACCCTATGTAAAGGGCCACCCTGCCAATTAGCAAACAAGGTGACTTGCTGGGGAGTTAGCTTTTTATCTTCTCCATCCTTAACTTCTATTAAAATAGTTTGTTCTTCGTAGCAAACCATTAAGTCTGGGATTCCTCCACCGACTGTATGCAAAAGGAAAACATCAGCGCCATAATCTCGTAGCGCTTTTACAACATCCTTTTGATTTTTATCAACTTTTTTAATATAAGACATAATAATATGTTAGTGTTCTATAACTTATAGTATAAGGGGAATTCAATGGGTGCATATTATTTAACGGATGACC